CCCTTCTTGTTGAAGTAAGTGACTGCTTCTTTAGTTGCTACTGCAAACTGCCCTTTAGTTGCTAAAGCAGATGTGTAGATGTTTACACCAGCAACTGTTCCGATGTAGCCGCTACGTGCATATGCCTCAACGTACTTAAGTAATTCCCCTAAGTTCTTACGAAGTTCTGCAACATCATCCTTGTGAACTAATGCGAAAACGCCTAATCCTGTGATTTCAGCTGATTCACTGATTTTTAAGTCCTTGATAGATGCTACTGCATCAACGAAAGAGTTGAAATCGAACTTAGCAGTCTCTACTTTCTGAGTGGCTTTTGCAAATTCAGCAATAGCCTTCTTGTTGGCAGTGTTAAACATGTCAACTGCCTGGTGTTCTAAGCCTTTATCAACTACTAACGGATCTTCCATTTCATCTTCATCATACCAATCAAATCTGTTCTGTAATGTCTCGATTGTGTATTCTGTTTCAGTGTAGCTGGCTGTGATTGACTTAGTGTTTCCTTCACCCTTTGCTACTGTTTCCGTACCATCAGTTGCTACATAAGTACGGATTTTTTTCTTCATGCCAGGTTCGCCTGTTAATGAGTTATCAACAGTACAGAACTGCATTAAGTCTAGATATGTCTGGTATTGGTCTTCAAACTTGTTTTCCAATACATAATTAGGATATGGTGTGTTTGCCATATATCTTATTCTCCTTTGCCGTAAATTGACTGATATTCACTAGGATTTTCTTCAGCGAACTTCATCTGTTCCCTTAATGACATTGTGCTTAACTTCTCTTTTGTCATAGTATCGTCGTGATTATCGTCTTGTCCTGGCGTTTTAGTATTGTTTAACGCCTCTGCTTTGTATTTCTTGTTTAATTCAGCATTAAAAATTTCCTGCTGCTTGAAAAATGATTTCATATCACCCTCGGCTAAAGCACTAGCCACTTTGTGCGCACTCTCTTCGTTATATCCCATAGATATGAATTTTTTCTCATTTTCCATGATTGATAATTTTTTTGTGAGATCAGCATTTTGACTGGCCAATTCATCTAACTGTCTCTGAGTTTCTTCTTTATTAATCTCTTCCTGTGATTTATTCGCATTGAGCTGCTTTCTATAATTGGCTGCTTCCTTTGCGTTTTTATCACTTTTATCTTTCATAGCGTTATATTCTCTGACTGATACAGTAGAATTGTCTGCTTCTAACATTTCGATTAGATCTTCGATTGTTGTGTCTTCAGTTAATCTAGCGCCTAAAATTTCTCTTACGTTCATTTTGGTTCTCCTTGCTCTTTAAAGTTTTTCTCTAACTATGTATGTGCTTTTTAAAGTTTTTCTCTAACTGTATATGTGCTCTTTAAAGTTTTTCTCTAACTCAAATATACTAACTCAAATATGCTAACCGGAATTTACAAATGACATCTGCATATTCTGGTCATCGGTTACTGTCGCTGGGTTATCTCCTTGTGGATTGCTTTGCAAATCCTTATCTTCGCTATTGACAGTTGTATTTAATTCAGTGTTATATGCTGCGTCCAGGTACTCCCTGCTATCCACATATACCTGCTGAGGGTCGCTGAATAAGTCAGCAGTCTGAATGGCAACTCTTGGATGGATGCCGAATGTCTTCATGTTTAGAAGCCCCTGTGTCTTGACAAGCATGTTTGTGACCTTGTTTCTAGAGAACTTGATGTCAATATCTCTTAGTTTGACTTCTTCCTTAACAACTGTATTGCTTCGGTCGAGAATGTTTTTAACGATAGCGAGGAATTTCTTTTCCCCTTCATCGAACATCTCTTCAAGTCGATAAGCATCTTCTTCTGCTTCCTGCCATCCACCACTCAGCATAGATGACTGCCCTGTTGTAGAACCACTCTGTGCTTCTCTAGAAGGCATAGCGCAGATCTGCAGTAACTGGGCATATAAGTAATCGCTCAGACTCTGAATTTCATTCTGATTAAGCGATGTTTCAATCGTCTTTACGGATGCTGTAGTTCCGTTTCGGCTTGTTGTGGATAATGCACCGTTCTCTCTAAGTTCGTCGTAGTCTTCCTTATTCATGTCAACGTTATCAAACCAAATGAATGACTGTACATTCTGTGCCAGTCCATTCAGTCTGTCGCTTGTGCAAGTGTTGATTGCATTTAACAGTCCGATGGCTCTCTCAAAGCAGCCCATCTTGTCATAATCCTGTCGATATTCGACAATAGGAATTGCTCCGATACCATTTACGCTTTCTTCGACCTCGCCGACATGTGTATCTGTGAACTGAAACACCCTGTCATTTGTGTAGGCCGTATAATGCGTTTCTTCTACAATCCCTTTATCGTTCATATCACGCCAGTATGTGACTGCAAGTAACGGCTCATGAAAAATGTCAGGACTGTAGATGATGAATGTGTTCATAGGATCCAGGTTGACAATTCTAAAAGGTGTATAAGCATTCTTGTCCTTCTGAGGAAAGACTCCTCTATATCCCACACCGCATGTCAGAAATGTCTTTGCTAGTTCCTGGTCCTTAGTGTGCTTTCTTTCGTCAAAGCACATGCTGTTTAGTTCACCGATGTACCCATCGTCCTCGTCTGATGTAGTTTCGCTCTTCAATTCCTGTTCAGCCTTCTGAACATATCTGATTGGCGAGCCAAACACGAAAGCCGTCTTGAAATTAACAATCTGTGATGCGTGATTCTCTACTATCTTCTCGTTAATTTCGGGCCTTACAGGCTTCTCTCTATCAAGGATGTCCTGTCTTCCCTTCTCGTACTCGATAAGGTACTTTATATCCTTGCGGTTTAATTCGTGTGTCTGCATCGCATATGTGACTACTCTCTAAACATTATCTCTTGTGATTTCTGATTCACTTGAATAGATTGTCTTTCTACCTCTGTTAATCACCAGCGTTGCCTCCTTCCACACGAATTTCTATTTCTTTCTTGTCTACCTTACACCAGAGATATAGCGTACCGCTTGTATCGTCGCTTACTCTGCCTAGTATCTTCTTTTTTCCTCTCTTCAAGCAGAGAGGACAATATATGTTCTTTTTCATTGATTTCCTCCCTGTAATGAATAGATATGAGGGATGCCTTGTAGGTGACATAGGGGGTAGGCAAATGAATGCAGGCATCCCTAATATCATTGTATTTTGCAGAGAGAGAAACGGCGCCTTTTAGCACGGTCTTTTGAATATTTCTTTTATCGTTCCATAGCCTCCGTACAGTCTGTCACACAACTGTGACAAGCTGTCGGGCGCATCATCATGCTCATTCTTGCCGAGTATCTTGAATGAGAACAGGTTATTCATGAACATTGAATATTCTTTTGAGCGTTTGCCCGGCTCAAGGAAATAGAATTCTTTAATATCGGGAGCGTTCTGAAATATACGCACCTCTTTTGCCTTTGTTGTCGGCGCACTGTGTGATGTTATGACGCATTTGTAACCAAGTCGTTCGAGTTCCTTCTGTACATCTTCAGCATAGCCCTCACCGCCATTATTCTTTTCGACATCGCAGTCCTGTACACCCCACGAAGCGATTTTCTTCGCCACTTCCGGCTGTGTTATTCTCTTATCGCCGTTATTGAACACTACATCGGGTATATATACAGTTCCATCTGCATACTGATAGGCTATAGGAGCGCTCACGTAGTCACCGCCGCCCCAGGCAGTATCTACCACTGTCAGTCTTCTGATCGGCTCCTCATTCGGCAGTATTCCGTTATAGAACTTCATATCTCCGCCGTTGAACAATGCACCTTCACGTTCTACAGGTTCTCCCTGGTACTGTGCGAACCAGGATGCCATGTCATCGTTTCTCTCGAATGACGCCCTTCTCTGCTGATAGTATTCAGTAGAGAATCCAACGCCATAGTCATAGTCGAAATTGGATTCATCATTCTCATTGAGTGCTGGCAGATTCACGATCTTATACTTTCTTGACTTGAAGTTCGGATCATTCAATATAAGGTCCTGTCTTAGACCAGCCGGGTCAACAAGCGACCATCTAGTACCTATCCACAATACCTTGCTTCCCTGTTTCGCACGTGTGATGAGGTTGTTATCCACTAGTTTCCATGTCTTGTACATACGCTCCGGATTAAGTGCTTCTTCGATACCGCCAATCAAGTCATCGCCGATAAGCACGCCGTTACAGTCACATGAACCATTCAGTGTTCCGTAGATAGAACGACATGTAAGCGTTGGATATCTCTTCTTTCGCTCTAAATCCAATGTGTTCAATCTAGAGTTCTGATTCACTATGACGGATGCCGGAAAAATCTCACTGTACGTATAGGTCATATTGTCATTGATGATTTCATTTATACCTTCATAGAACGAATGCGTGATTGTGTCAGAGAAACTGCTGTACAGATTCGTCTTTTCTGAATTGATTCCCATGAGCCATGTAAGAAAGAACATGATCAATGTTGTCTTGCCTACTCGTGGCGGCATCGAGATGAACAGTTCCTGTAGATTTCCGTCATGGAGGTCCTGCAGATCTTTTACTACGGTTTTCAGTATCTTCATTCGAGGGCGGTAGAACTGCTCATTGACAGGTCTGTTTATCTCGAGGTAAAGCATGTAATCCTCAAATGAATAATGCGCCGTAAACAGGAATGTCTTCTTATACATCTGATACATGTTGTATCGCTCCTCGATATCCTTGCTTCTGTTGCTGTTTGCTTCAGCCAGTCTGCGCCTTAAGTCCTTGTTCAGATGTAAAAGCGTATCTTTATCGTTTGTAGCATAGCAGTTTAGTACGATGTCATACTTGGCAGTAAGACTGTCAGTACTCTTGTACAGCTTCACTTTCTTCTTATCTATTGCCATATTTTCTCCTTATCTATTGCCATATTTCCTCCTTCATTGCACAAAAAAAGAGCCTACACCATATGTGGTGCATGGCTCTAGGCTCTATGCTTATAATACGTTGCTCTGCTCACATTGCACTGCTTGCAGGCATCTGTTATCGATACACCCTGTCTGACCAGGTTATCTACCTCTTCGATTGAGACAGTCGGTCTTCCAATGCTCTTTCCTCTCTTGCGTGCAGCTTTGAGACCTTCAACGGTTCTCTCCACCATCATGTCATGCTCCTGCTGAGCGAGCGATGAAAGCACTTCGAGGATTATGTTGTTTATCATCTCGATGATCCATTCCTGTCCGTCCAGTTCGATCATAGTTGTAGGCATATTAAGTATTCTTATTATAACACCCTTTTCCTGGAAAAACCTAATCTCATCCTTTATGAGCTGCTTATTTCTTCCGAGTCTGTCGAGTGCGTGGATGTATAGTTCATCGCCTTTCTTTATCGTTTCCTTCAACTTGCAGTAGTTCGGTCTGTCGATTCTTGTGCCCGTGTACTTGTCACTGTAAATATAGTCTACATTGTATGAGCGCAGGCTGTCTATCTGTCTGTCGAGAGACTGCTTTCCTGTGCTCACTCGTGCGTAGCCGTATTTCATCGCCATTTGCCTCTGTTGTCTTTTCTGTCGGGCACTTCATCTAGTACGATTGTTCTTTCTGCTCTGTCGTTACCGCCTCGTGGTCTGATGATGATGTCATAGTCAAGTTCGTTGCATATGTTGATTAGGATGCTGACCTTTGTGTCGCTCACTCTAGATATATTGCCAATACTGGCACTACTCTTATATCCTAGTCTGTCTGCAAGTCTAGCAAATGAGCTGTTATTGTCATCAATCATTTTTCTTAAGCATTCTTTTAAGTTCATAATATCTACCTCTTTTCAACCATTTCATCAATAACGATAGA